GTGTTTTATTTTAATATCTTGTTTGGTCTGCTTTATATTGCGTGGTATCTGCTAAAACGAGAGTAGTGTCCACGCTAAATGTGCTACCCTCTGCATCAAAAGGGTATATACTACCCCATCCATTTGTCTCATTAACATTACCCCACCAACTACTTTGGTAAGACTCTCCCCAATCTATTGTGTTTGCCATCTTCTTTGATTCTGTTTATTTTGTTTAAAAACAATTTTAACTTCTTAATGTTTTCTGCTTTTACTTTGTATCTCAAATTACCCACCCTGTAAAGTTTGAATCTGTATCTGGGTACATATCGTCATTTACGTTCAGATAGTACTCTGGATACGTTGCTTGGTTAAAACTCATAAAATCAATAAAACGTCTTGTGTAGTGTTGTGCTACATTACGTTCTTGTTCAACTAAATAATCCACTTCGTCTTTGTCTACGCTTTGTGCAGTTTCGCTGGTGTGTTTATATACACCTCCATTTGAAATTGTATATGCCGCATAAGGCAAGAACTCAACTTGCGCCCAATGTATTGTCATTGGTTTAACGTAAGTTTCTAAGAGTGTTTTATAATCGCTATTTGATGGGTCATTTATTTCGTTTGCTATAATTAAGTCTTCTAACTTTTCATAAAGTTTAGTACCTAAGTAGTTTTGTATGTGTATTTCTTGCGCTATTTCTATGTACTGTATGAACTTGTCATTGTCCACATTACCATTCATTATAGAATAACGCTTTATATCTTTGGTGCTTATAAAAAGTGCTTTAGCCATTAGTTAAATCTTTTATTAGTTGGTAAAAACCCTTGATTCGGCATATCCTTTGGTTTCATTGAAACCTCTCTTTCATTTACAGGATTAAACCCATCCCTTCTTGCCTTGTTAGTTGAAATGTTAGGGTCTTGATTTGCTAAGTTACCTTCTGTTTTACCTTTAAAGGTTTGTCTAAGCCATTTATGGTGGCAACTTCCACCGCCTTTGTACTTCCAAATAGAATAAGTTTTAGCACCATTAGCGCCCCACCCTGCATTTACGGCTCTATTGCCCATTGCAATAATATCTTCTTTTCTATATAGCTTGTCAGCGGCAACCATTTTCTTGCAAAATTCACGGCTATTTGCACCCGCTTGCAAAGGACTGTATCTGTAACGTACTTTATAAGGTACACCATCAACAACTTTGTCTTGTTTTGACTTACTATTAGGTTTCGCAGTTCCTGTACTTACAAAGTTCCAAATCTTACTTAATAAATTAGGTTCTTTGGCTTCTTGGTCTTCCAATTCTTCAGCTTCGTAATCCACTTCTTCACTTGAAATAAGTTCCCAACCTTCAAGGTCTTCATCTTCGCCTAAATCAATTAAAGCCTGTGCAACCTCACCATCACCTTCTTTGCTTTCAGCAGAACATTGAACAGACATTTTTACACCTGTTTCTTCTTCTTTAGTTTCAGCATCCATTCCCGTTGTGTCTGTAAACTCTAAAGGTTGAATTGTTCTAAAGTAAAGGTTTAAAGAAATATTATTTAAAGCCAATATAACCTCTATAGCGTCAGTAAATTCTTCTTGGTAGGTTTTTATTGTTAGGTTGTCAAAAAGTAGCGTAGCGGTCTTTATTTCGTCTGCATTGTTACCTAAACCACTATTTCCATCACGCACACCTAAAAGCATTGGTGAAGTAACCCTATGACCTACAATTAACTTTCTAAATGCCTCGTCACTTAAATACTCATAATGCGCTGGTGCATCGTTTAAAGGAATATCGTCAATAGTTGTTTTGCTTTCAGCGTTGTTGTTAAAAGCTACAATTACCTTTTCACCTCTTGAACCTGTAAGTTTGTTTAAAACATCAGATTTTACTTCTAATTGCTTTTCTTTGTCTGGAACACCGTTGTTAAAGTTTACAACCTTTGTACCACTAAAACCATTAATTGTGTCGTTAATTAAATAGTCAGCAATTTCTTCTTCTAAAACCGCATACGGCAATGCACCCTGATAATCAACAGGAGGGTAATAATAAGACCCCGTCACATAACTACTAACAATGTATAATTCGTTTCCTTTTTTACCACCAAATCCAAATGCTGGTATGCGTTTAGGTTGGTCACTTGGTTTAATTTTAGACCAATCTGGGTGATAATACCACGCTTCTACTTCGCCATCTTCGTTGCATTTTTCTGCCCTTAAAGTTTGCATTGGGAAGTGTGTTACTTTTTTAACAAGTCCTTTATCGTAGGTAACTTGTAAAGCAGCCATTCCAAGCATTTTTCTGTCCATTACGGCAGCCTTTAAACAGTCCTTAGAAATTAAAGAACGCATTTGTGCGTATTGGTCTGGCTTGCGGTTTGAATCAGTAGCATCTAAACCTTTACCGTATATCATTTTAGACATACCGTTTATAATAGCGTTGTTTGTTGTGCTACCTTGATACCTGTCTATTAAATACTGAAAGTAATTATTGTCTTCACCGTACTGAACCCAATCCTTATTTTTAACCTCAACAATCTCTGGTGAAGTGTATTTACTTAAATTTACTATGTGTATGTTATCCATTATAAAATAATGTATTCGTTATCTGTAACATTGCTTGTGTAAACGTCTTTGTTAATTGAATAATCTAATACGTTTTGACTTGTGCAAAATACCTTGTCTTTGTAAACAATATCGTTTACATTATATACCGTTAAATTGTAAAACCCACCTTCAATTAAACTAAAGGTAATGTCTGAAGTTAAATAGTATTTATCTTGTGTGAAAGTAGCGTTTATTTCTACTTCTGTATTTGTGCTTTCGTCTACCAAAACAACCTTAGTCGCATTATATTCACGTGGTATGAATTTAAGCGTTTGTGCAGTCTCTATTGGTCTTAAAACAATCATTTTGTCCGTTTAATATAAAAACAAAAAAAAGGGCAAGTTGTTAAAACTTACCCCTTCTTTCAATTAAAACCTAATCTAATTATGTTCCACTAACAACAGTTGTGTTTGTAGTATCACCAATAATTGTTGAATCAATAAAACTTGCTGGTTCTTTTTCAGTTCCTGTGAAAGTAATATTGTAACCGTTTAAGTCTCCCATTGCAGCACCACTTGCGGTGTTTACAACTACCTCGCATCCGTTTTCAAATCCAGCCATTCTGAAGTTTCCATTGTAGTCTTCAACAACTACTAAAGGTCTTCCGTAAGCTAATAATTTTAATTCAGATTGTGTTGCAAGGTCTTGCTTTTTAAGAACCAATGTTCCTGTTTGTGTCCAAAAAGATGTTCCGTTGTCTCTTGAATTTTCGTTAGTTTCGTCAAAAGAATTGTTAGCACCTTTAAGGTCGTATTTGTAAAGTGTAATTGCAGAATCAAATCCTGTAATTTCACCAGATGTTATTGTTGCGCCTGTATAGATGTCTGCATCGTAATTCACAAAGTAAACGGCTTTTAAACCACCTACTGAATCCTTACAAGGCTCTAATCTACCAGCTGAAATATCACAAGCCATATTTTTATATTTTAAGGGTTATAAAAAAAGGGTAGGTAGGCTTTTACGGCTCACCCACCCTTTAAATTTAGTTAGTTATAATTATGCTGGTGTGTAAAGAACGATGTCAGAACCGATTCCGTACTGTACTCCTGCGGTAAAGCGCATTACCACACGAACATTTTGTGAACCGTCTAAATCTGCCATATCAATAACTTTCACTTCGTTGTGGTCAGCTAATAATCCTGTTCCAAAATATAGGTTAGATTTTTCAGCAGCTACAATGTAGTTGTCAGCTAAACCATTGGCAACAAAGATAGAAACACCGTCAAAAGAAAGTGAACCATTGTTGAACCATTGTGTTCCTTGTGCGTTTGTACCGTTAGCACCTAAACCTGCAGCAGCAAATCCGCCTAATGCTCTAACGTATGCTCTTGCTACGTTTTGAGAAACATATAAGTTTAAGTCTTCTTTTCCGTAAACTGCAGAAGGGATAGCATCAACAACTTTTCCTAATTCGTCAATTACGTTTGCAGCAGTAACTGTTGTTCCAACTACATCAACAACATCAGCGTCAGCAGTCATTAAAGCAACTAAACCGTCAAACTCACCTGCATTGGCGTCAGCACCTTGCCAGATGTTTAATTCAGTTTTTTGTGCAGTCTTAGCAGCAACGTGTGCCAATAAGAAATCAGCAAATGCTGGTGGCAAGTTGTCAAAAGAAGAATATCCCATTTGTACTGCTTCCCAATCGTCTCTGAAGTCTTGCTTACATAATTGTAAGTTTACTTGAAATTCTTTTGGCTCTAAAATTCTTTCTGTTAAAGTTACAGTAGAAGTAGGGTCAAAGTCACAAGTTCCGTCTTTTAGTAAAGCGTCAGTTGCAATTTTTTTAATTACTTGTTTGAACTTTACGTTTGGTTTTACTTCAATTCCACCATTCTCAATAGTAGAAGCGCTTAATAAAGCCGCAGAAATATACTTCCCTGCAAATTCACCAGCATAAGTAGTTGTAATGTTAGTAGTAGTAGCCATTTTTTAATTATTTTATTGATTGAATAGTTTAGAGAATACTAAGTCTCTTGTTGTTTTAGGTGCTTTTTGTGCAAATAAGTTTGTTTGCTTTTTTTCAACCGCACCTTCTGGGTTGTGTTTTAAAGGTTCTGCTTCTTCGGCAGAAAGTTCAACGGCTACTTCTTCTTTAACTTCAGCAGACAATTCAACTTCTTCTTTAACCTCAACTTTAGCAGCTTTTAATTCTGCAATTTCATTTCTTAGTTTCTCAATTTCACTAAAGAACATTTCTTTTGTGATTGATTCAACTACTTTTTTTGGCGTAGATGTTTCAGCTTCAGCTTCTACTTCAACCTCTGCTTCTGGAGCAGCTTCTTCAGCAGGTGCTTCTTCTTCAGCATCTTTAATTTCGCCAATAATACCGTCTTCTGTAATGATTAAAACTTTACCGTCTTCCAACATATACTCACCCATTGGAACTGCGATGCGGTCTTCTTCATTAACAATAAAGATTTCAGCACCAGCTTCAAAGGCTTCAGCCTCTAAAATAGTACCGTTTTCAAGTTTCATTTGCTCTAACTTTATTTCAAGTCCAAGCAAAGTCTTGATTTTGTTAATTTGATTTTTAGCACTCATAAGGGTTATTTATTATTAAAACAATTAATATTAATTTTTGTTATATTTTTGAACAATGTTTTAACCTCTTTGGTTAGATTTTGTTCTTGTTCCGTCAATGTTTGTTACAGTAGAACTACCACCTTGAATAGTGCTACCTATTCCTTGATTTTGTAAATCACCATTGCAACATTCTTTTGAATAAGTTCCGTTGTCGCATAAGCAACCTCTGTTTCCGCCTTTAGGGCTTGTTTTACTTTTTGTTTTTTTGCTCATAAATAAAAATTTTAATTGTTTAAGCATAAGATTGCGTTTTTTGTATGAAATATATTATATCCCATACTTTAGCAGTTCCGCCTGTTGGTGTTAATTTTAATAAAGAACCATTGTCTACAAAGTTTTGGTCTGCATAATATTGGAATACTTGGTGAAATTCGTGTTCTATGTCATTACCCTTTGGGAAACTAACATCTACACCAACCCTTTCATAAGGTGTGCCATTTTCAGCGTCTAATTGTATTCTTAAATATGTTTGGTTTGCATTTGCAGCACTACATTTAAAAGCTACCGTTCT